GAATTCTCTCCTGATGTTTGTAGCTCTATTCGTAAGCCAGTTGAATAAGTTGAACTCATTTAATCTCCTAATAAAGTTTTAGTTATTATTTCAAAGTTTGTCAAAACTTTTTTTATGCGGCTTGGTGAACTTCTGTCCAACTTATATCCGAGTTAGAGTCATCTACAACAGACCAGAAGGTTCCTTGTAAATTCCCTGTACTACTTGTAGCAGAAACTCCAGTCGGTGTAAAGCTTACATCTGTACGAATATTCAATACTCCACTAGATATTGTAGCCGCTACACTAGGCGCTTCATATATAGTTTCTTGAGAAGCCTGTCCTATAGCAGAGGTCATTGCAATACCAGTTACGGATACTATAGCTCCAGCAGTGGTTGTAACGTCTCCCTCTGATAAAGTTAAAGCGTTTCCTGTAACGGCTGTTGTAGCTCCTCCAGTAGCAGTTTCGTCACCAAGAGAGGCTGTTGTACCTACACCTGACAAAGTGAGATTACAGTCTCCTGTCATTGTAATTGTGCCAGGAGACGATGTTATTGCGTTTCCTGCTATGTCAACAGTCTGTGGTAACTCTCCTGTGGAAGCAGTCATACCATCTTCAGTAACAACGATCGTTAAATTATTATCTCCTGATATTGAGAAAGTTCCTATGGAAGATGTTGATTGAACACCAGTAACAAATACGGAAGTACCTGGAGTTGATACTGCTGAATCAGCTTGAACACCTGTAATAGTCGGAGCAACATCTCCTTGGAAAGACATTGATCCTGTATTTGAAGCAAGTGAATTACCTGTAAGAGCATAAGATTGTTCTGTAATATTCCAAAGGTTATCACTCCAACCTATTATTATACCTGTATCACCTGCCGCTCCTCTGTTCCAACCTGATTGGAAAACACCAGAAGCAGTTTCATCACCAAGTGATGCTGTAGTGCCTAATCCTGTAGGAGTAACTACACATGTTCCTGTAACAGTTTCAGTTCCTAAAGACGAAGTTATTACATTTCCTGTAGCAATTACTTCTGCAATACCTGTAGCTACAGCAGTGCCTAAAGTTGAAGTAGTTCCTAAACCTGTGACTGTTACGTCTGCATTACCAGTTGGTGATTCTTCTCCAAGAGAAGAAGTCATTGCAGCCCCAGATAATCCGTTGCCTACTGATAAAATAAAATCGCCATTACCCCAAGAGGCAGCGTCCCATCCTAATGGTATACTTGTACCTACACCTCTATTCCATCCAGTTAAAAATTGATTGTCAACAATCGTTGGATCAGGCATTGTGCCTAACGATGTTGTTACTGCATTACCAGTTACTGCGTACTCACTTGCTTGAGCAGCATCTCCAATACTAGATGTAAGTTGTATTCCTGTTACACCAAAAATATTGGTTGTTATTGTAGATGCGGAACCAACTGTGGAAGTGAGACCATTACCAGTGGCTTCAACGGGTGCAAAGGTATTCCATGCACCCGAATTCCAGGTCTGTCGGCCCCATCCTTGGATAGAGGCCATAATTTATTCTCCTATGCGATCCTTAAAATTGCTGCTGTAGCTTCTGCTGCTGGGAACGTTATAGTAAATGTTCCTGAAGTAGAAGTTTTTACCGCACCAAAATCTAGTACACAAACAGATGCATTGGTAGTCAAACCAGATACAGTTGAACTATTGTAAATTACAGCAGCTTGTGCTGAAATAGTTGCACTTGTAAATGAAATATCATTAAAATCACAAACAGCGGTATCTGTAGATAATGCTGGCGTAACAGATGTTAACGCTCCACCACCCTCAGAATATGTTCCTGAATTTGCTACTTCATCAGTTTGTTGAAAAGCAGTTGTTGATTTGCTTAAAGTTGCTTCGTTGTCGTATAATGCTAGTTTAAAAGCGTTCCCTGTCGTTGCCGTAAAATTGTGTAGGCCTTTCAGGATCTCCACTTTAAAACTGTTACATACAGCTTGAGTAATTGCCATAATAATCTCCTATGGGTTCCTTGATTCGAGAGGGATACGAATAACGCCGTCCCGAAATTCGTCTCTACGATCACGCCCCATCTCATATGTGGCTAATGCTTGTACAGACTGATTATACATTTTATCGTAGTATTGTATCATATCTGCTGGACCTTTCAAGTATCCAAGTGCTTCTAAAATACAACCATACAATAGCACGTTCGGGGCATTTTGACTTAACCAAGTTGATGTATTTGAACTTGTTAAGCCAGCAGGCTTGTACGTGTATGCGAGCTCTACAGTTAATGCAGCGTTCGGGGTCGGCGCGAGATAGTGTGTGTCTTGGTCCCACATCGCATAAAATTTAGGCGTTGCGGTATCAGTTCTATCTGGTGCGTATTCATTCATAAACGAAATATCTTTCTGTATCAAGTAAGTTCTATCATCGTTACTATCTATCAACTGCACATATCTCGTTGCTTCCCAATCAGCGGGAAGTGGTAAAAAAGGATTGTTAATTGTCAGTGTTGCTGTGTCATATTTTCTGTAATAATTTAAATCAACTGTTCTTCTTACTTTATCTTCTATAGATTCAATAAAAGGTTGAATAACAGCATCTGAAAGCACTGTAGTAGTTGTTTCTGTATAATTTCGTACGTTATCTGTTAAATCGGAATAATCGGTCATGACGTGCTCACTGTAACATTACCTACGCGAGAATTCAACTGTGTAGGTTTATTTGGTTGTTGTACACTTAAAGGCATCATGCTTTTTTGTGTAGAGGCATAAGCTACCCCATTTGCATAATAATTAGTAACTGGCATATCAAGGGTTTGAAACTGATTAACTGTCAATCCAAATCCTTCTCCGTCATAAGCAGCGTCTCCAGTTGTTGGTCTTACTACTGTTCTTCCAGCGTTTACAGGTCCTGTAGCACCACCCACAAAAGCTCTTGAATCTTTTCTTTGTGCTCTAGCGTGTTTTAAAGATTGAGGGTCTGTAACTATTGGTAATGGTTCTAGTTGTGGATGCTTTGGTTCAAACTCACTAGTGTGAACCCATGAACCATTCCACTCTTGCACCATTTCATTGTAGGGAAATGCCATACCAGATCTATCTGATATTCGTTTTGCAAATTTACCAGATGCATACTTTCCCATTACACACTCGGTAAATAAACTTTTGGTGTTAAAAATAAACTTGTTCTTTCACCATCTTGAGCTGCTGCTCGTTGAAATTCATCTTCATAAATTTGTTTTAACATTTGAATTCTGTCTGGTGATTTTTTCATAGCTATGTAATAAGCTAATCCAGCAGTTAGACATGGAAGAAATCGAAAAGGAATCTCAGCATTATTTGTGTAAGCGCCCGAGTCCTTCATCCGAACAAGAGCATAATATACTAGAGTGTACGTTGTATCGGCTGCAGGATATAGAAATAGCGTTGGGTTTATCGTACGCTCAAAGTAGTATTGACTTGGTCGTCCGCTGGTTGTTTTAACGGTATAATTTAAATAAGTAGATCGACTGATTGATGTTGTTGAAAATTCATTGTTACTTGAGTCACGAATTACAACATCCGTAATATCAATTATTTGTTGAGATGCATTAGCTCCCGAGCCAAACAAATCTGTTCCAGTCAAAGCAGTAGTAGTTGCAGCAAGAGTTTTTTCTTGTTTTTGTATGGTCCAAAGATTTAATCCTCTATTTGCCCATTCAGATAACATTAAGTTTAAAGAACGTCGCGCGGTTTTTAAATCATAACCACTACGAACTTGCAAACCGCAACGTTCATAAGCCTCTTCAGCTATCTCATCAATAGATAAATCAAAATCTGCTGTTGATGCGTAAGTAGGCATTAACCTCTCTTCTTACCTTTTTTAACGGATTTCTTTTTACCTTTTTTGGTACTAGATCCGCCTTTAAGCATAGTTTTCATACCGCCTCTAGCTTTCATGGTTTTCATACCGCCTCTAGCCATTGGCATTTTTGCTGATTTTTTCATAAATGTCTCCTTATTTTATTATATATTTTAGAACGTGATTTGACGACCTCATCATAATATTCTTTTGGCCACCCCTTATAGTAACCAACTTTATGTAATTTATCAGAAGCTTGCTGTAATTGCGAGAACTTTTGTACAAGCATCATCGAATATTGTAAATCACCTTCATAGGTTTCTTCAGAGCCAGGATCTACCAAAAAAGCGTGTTCTTCTAGAGTAGGTGTGGCTACTGGATGAAAACCCATAAAGTATATGTCTGTAAGATTGTAGGCATTATTATAAAAATCTATAAACTCTTGAAATTTGTCAGGAGAATAAGAAAACCAAGGATCACAAAATATTAATATTTCATACTTATTCCAATTAAATGTTTTTAAATAATTAGATAATTGAGACTTATAATGTTTATTTTTTTCTTTTATTTTAATTAAAACTTTTTTATCTTTCCAAGTTTTTTTTGCAAAAGGACACGCTGGCATTCCACCTAAATGTTTATTAGGTACTTCAAGATTTAATCTTGACCATGCTCTTATATCTTTTTTAATTAATTTTTGTAAACTCAGAAAGTTCCTTTAAAATTAAAACCTCTTATGGCTGCACCAGCTCTTCTGGAAGTTGAAATACCGTCCATTGCAAAAGTTTTTACGTTTGTAGGTTTACCTCCGGGATTGCCCGCAGCTCTTTTTCGTTTGACAGCACTCGCCTTTTGCGACTTTGTCATCCGTGTGGCTTTTGCAAGTGGCACGCATTTCGGGTACTTTCTTTTGCTCCCCTTTTTTCTGCCACAAGGTTGATATTTTCCGTCTTTCTTCGGAGCTCCAATGTCCACCCATTTCTCTTTCACCCATTCTCTTAATCCTTTCTTTGCCATTAAGATAATTTTGTTTGTTTTCTATTTTTTTCTTTCACTGCTCCACAACCTGCCGCAATGATTGTAGGTTTACCTTCTTTCATATTTATTTTTCTTGAATGTGAAACTGCTTTTCTATTTTGTGATAGTGAACCGCCATTCATTTTTTTATTCTTCTTACCACCAGGTGTAACTTTTCCTGAGCAAACAGCACTAGCATACATATTTGCATAAGCAGAAGGATAAACTTTAAATTTTCTTTTAGCTGCCGCTTTTCCTTTTGGACACAATTTACCCATGACCTTGACCTCTATATTTAACGTGTTGTCGTCTTTTGTTTTTATTCTTTGGCCTACTGCGTGAAGAATTACCTATACTAGTTCTTTTTTTAACAGGTGTAAAGTATTGGTTATTTGGAAGTTTAGCGACCATTATTTCATTTGATTAAGAGGGTTTTCAAGAGTTAGCTTTATTTGTTTATCTATATTTTCTTGTAACTCTTTCATCTTTTCTTCTAAGTCAGATTTTAGTTTTGACATATCTTCTTCAA